AGCCGCGCTGGCATATGTCCTCCATTTTCAACCGAGCGAGCTCGATGCGCTGACCGCTGACCGACTCGTCTTCTGGCTCGACCGCCTGACCTGGATCAGGCAGCATAAATCCAATGGCTGAGAAGTCTACGAAGCTGTCGATCGTTATCGCCACCGTCGATGCGGCGACGGCAAAGATCAAGGCGATCAACGAACGGCTCGATAAGCTGACGAAGCCGACGCGCGACTTCAAGAAAGCTCTGGGCGATCTCGCACAGAAGAGCGGTCTCAGCGACATCGCCAACGGCATCAAGGGCGTTGGGAGCGAGCTTTCCGATCTCGTCGGCAAGGTGGCATCGGCCACCGGCGTGATGGCTGGGTTTGCCGTCGCCGCCGTCGCTGGCGTCGTCCATCTGATTGACAAGTTCGACGACCTCGGCAAGGTCGCGCAGCGCATCGGCATCGGCGCCGACGATCTTGCGCAGCTGCGGTTCGCTGCAGAGAAGAGCGGCGCCCCAATCGAGATGCTCGATCGGGGGATGGAGGATTTCTCGAAGAACCTCGGCTACGCGCAAGCAGGCCAGGGGCGTCTCTACAAGTTCCTGCAGGCCGTGAATCCGGCGCTCGCGAAGCAGCTGCTCCACACCAAGAACGCGCGCGAAGCCATCCTCGACTATGCGGACGCGCTCTCGAAAGAGTCAGACCCGGCACGCCGCGCGGCGCTCGCCGGCCGCGCGGGCATCGATCCTGCCCTGATCCCGTTCCTACAGAAGGGCAGCAGGGGCATCGAAGCGCTCACGAAGCGTTATGCCGAGCTCGCGCCCGGCCAGGGCAAGGCAGCAGATGCTGCCGCCGAGGCCAAGAGCGCGATGATCGACCTGCACGCGTCCCTCGACGGCGTCGAGGCCGCGATCGTGACGGGACTCGGCCCGGCCTTCAAAGACATCGCGCAACGCATCACGAAGTTCGTGACCGACCACCAGGCGGACATCGCGGCGTGGGCGCAGAACATCGGCGACAAGCTCCCGGCTGCATTCGACGCCGTCGTGAGCGCCGTGAAGGGCGCGATCAACTGGCTCGAACCGTTCGTCGATAGCGCGTGGAAGATCAAGGCGGCGCTCGTGGCGGTGGCCGCGATCATGGTCGGGCCGCTGATCTCGGCTTTCGCGACTCTTGGCGTCGCGGTGCTTTCGTCACCGATCGGTCTCGAGATCGCAGCGTGGACCGCGGCTGCCGTAGCCGCGGTCGCCGCGATCACCGCCGCAGTGAAGGCGGGGCACTGGCTGGGCCGCAAGGCCGCCTTCCACGACCTGAAGAATCACTACGCGCTTCAGGTCCGCGATGGAAACCCTGACCTCAGCGACGACGAAGTCGATGCGCAGGCCGAGAAGCTCGCGGCGTACGACATGGCAGCGCAGGATGCCAAGGAAGCCGCCGACGACAAGCGCGCGCAGGCGGCGATCGACGCCGCGGGCGCGCCGCCACCTAGCGACGTATTCGATCAGTCGAAATCGATCCTTTCAACCACGAATGTGTCGGCGCAAGCGCGGAGCGCGATCGCGCCGTTCTCGCCGGTCGCCCTGCCGCCGGCGCAGGATCAGAAGGCGCACATCATTGTCGACGTCAAGAACGCGCAGCCGGGGACTCGCGTCACGACCGCGCCGGGCAGCACGGCCGACGTCGATCTCAGCGTCGGTTACGCGTTGGGGTTTGGCGTATGACCTGGCGCGACGACCTACGCCGCGTGACCATCACGATCAGCGGCAAGAAGCGCAACCTCGTCGGCGCATCGTTCCGCGGCGTGCCGTTTCTCGTCGAGGAATCGGAACGCAGCGGCGGCCGGCGCATCGTCACGCACGACTTTCCGTATCGTGACGACCCGTTCATCGAGGATCTCGGCCGCAAGTCGCGCACGTTCAACGTGACGGGCTACCTGCTCGGCGACGACTACCTGACGCAGCGCGACGCGCTGCTGAGCGTGCTCGAGGACGCCAGCGGCCCGGGGCAGCTCGTGCACCCGTACTACGGCCTCAAGACGGCGATCGCCGGGCAGCTCTCCGTCCGCGAGACCAAGACGGACGGCGGCTATGCGGCGTTCTCGATCGAGTTCGCGGAGGCGCCGGCGCAGACGCCTACCCCGGTGGCCGTGGCTGATCCGGTCGGTCAGGTCTCGGACGCCGCCGATGCCGCGCAAGCCGCCTCGAAGGCGGAGCTCGCGTCGAAGTTCGACATCGCGGGGCTGCCAGGCTACGCGCTGCAGTCCGCACAGGACGCGATCGAGAAAGCGTCCGGCGCGCTGACGAAGTTTCTCGCGCCCGTGGTCAGTGCCACGCAAGAGCTCGCGAACCTCAACGCGCAGGCGACGATCCTCTCCGCGAGCGCGCAGGAGCTCGTGGATACGCCAGCGTTCGCGATGGATCAGCTCCAGGCCGCGATCGACGCGCTCACGACGACAGCGAGCTCGGCGCCGGAGGCGCTGATGGACGTGCTGATCGACTCGTATGGCGTGGACCTCGGTGGCGCGGTCACGCCGACGACGCCAGCGCGCACGCAGGAGGCGGCCAACCAGACCGCGATTCAGGCCGCGATCCGCCGCACGTTCGCGATCGAGGCCGCGCGCCTCGCGCCGACCGTGCCATTCGTGACGGTCGACGATGCACTCGCCGCGCGCGACAGCATCACGGCGCTGCTCGACGCCGAAGCGCTGGTCGCCGATGACACTGCATACGGCCCGCTCGTCGACCTGCGCGCGCAGGTGCAGCAAGCAGTGCCTGGCACGTCGGCGTTCGCGAGCGTCATCACGATCGCGCGCAAGACGCCGGTCTCGTCGCTCGTGCTCGCGTATCAGCTCTACGGCGCTGTCGAGCTCGAGCAGGACATCATCGATCGCAACGACATCTCCAACCCCGGCTTCGTCGTCGGCGACCTGAAGGTGCTCAGCGATGCCGAGTGAGGTCTCGCTCGTCGTCAACAGTGTGCGCTACGCCGGCTGGAAGTCGATCAGTATCACGCGCTCGATCGAGAGCCTGTCTGGCAAGTTCTCGCTCGGCGTCAGCGACCGCTGGGGTCCGGCCGACCCGTGGCCAATCGCCGAGGGCGATGCGTGTCGTGTGGAGATCGACGGTCAGGTCGTGATCGACGGCTACATCGGCAAGCGCTCGCTCCGTCAGAACGCGACCACGCGAACGCTCTCGTATACCGGCAGCGACCGCGCGATCGATCTCGTCGAGTGCTCCGTCCTCGTGCCCGACGCGAGCACGAAGGGCAACAAGTGGACGTATCGGAACATCGACGTCGCGCAGTTCGCGACGCAGATCGCGACGCCGCACGACATCAAGGTCTCCGTCCAGCCCGGGCTCGTGCTGTCGAAGGTCGCGAAGCTCGACGCGCACCCTGGCGAGACCGGTTTCGAGGCCATCAAGCGCGCCGCGTCGGCGGCCGGCGTCCTCGTTGTCAGCGACGGTGCCGGCGGCATCGTCATCACGGGGCCGGGCAGTTCGCGCGCGACCGCGCTAGTCGAGGGCGTTAATATCAAAGAGGTCTCGGTCGACTACGACGCGAGCTCGCGATTCCACCAGTACCTGATCTCGTCGCAGCCGCCCGGCACCGACGACGCGTACGGCGAGGCAACACGCGTGCAGGCGCAGGCCATCGATGCGGACGTCGCGCGCACGAACCGCGTGCTCCTGATCCGGCCGGACAAGGGATACGACGCGGCGACCGCGCGACGGCGCGCCGATTGGGAGGCGCGCATCCGCGCCGCGAAGTCATCGACGCCGGTAATCACGGTGCAGGGCTGGGAGCAATCGTCGGACGGCACGCCGTGGAAGCTCAACGCGCTCACCCGCGTGCAGGCACCGCAGCTGCTCGGCATCGACGGCGACATGCTGATCTCACAGGTCGAGTTCACGGTCGACGACCAGGGCGGCCAGGTCACGGTGCTCACCGTCGTGCGGCCCGACGCGTTCACGCCCGAGCCCGAGAACCAGGCGGTGGTCAGCGGCGAGGGGCTCTGGAAAGAGCTCACGCCAACGGCGGCGAAAGGCGGGGTCTGATGGGGGTGCCGGCTGAATGGTTCGCCCAACTAGGGCACCTCGTGCGGCCGCTATCGACGCGCATCGCGAACATGGTTTCACGCGGGGTTGTCTCGCTCGTCAACGATGGGAAGATGCTGCAGCTCCTCCAGATCGGCGTGCTCGCTGGCGAGACCGTCGAGGGCGATGAAGGCGCTGAGCACTTTCAGCCGTACGGGTTCACCAGCGTGCCGCTCATCGGCGCTGAGGCCGTCGTCGTATTCCCTAACGGCGATCGCGGGCACCCGCTCGTCGTGGCCACGTCGGACAGGCGCTACCGGCCTACCGGCAGCCAGCCCGGCGAGGTCACGGTCTACAACAACACCGGCGCGAAGGTCACGCTCACGAAGGATGGAGATATTCTCGTCGAGCCAGCCTCGGGGCGACAAGTGTTCGTGCAGCAGGGAGGCGCGGCCGAGCCTCTTGCATTGAAGTCCGATGTCCAGGCCATCGTGGACGCACACAACGGTCACACGCATGTGGTCGCCGGGGTCCTCGCAGGATCGTCGAGCGTGACGTCAGCGACGACGGCTGACACGGCCTCATCGCCGACGGGGACGACCGTTCTCCTCGGGAAGTGAAGGCGGCTTGACA